CATGTCATACATGCAGTTCAGAGAGTGGTATATAGAGCTGTTTGGTGGTGATGACGGTCGCGTCTATCACGCGATATATCGAGAGTACGTTGCAGCACCATACCGCACTATCCGCTTGCTTGAGCGCAGGTGGCGTTATTGGGAAAGGGCGAAGGGGCGAGGTCGTGTATTCTAGGCATATACAAGTGTATTGCGACAAGTGTCGCTTCAACAACATCATGCGCTTGGGCGCGTCAATCGCGGCCGTGCGGCGTGATATCCGCTCGGAAGGGTGGAACACGACCCGTGAATTTGATGTCTGCCCTGAGTGCTGGAGGATGTACTATGCCTAACCGTTTCATTAAACCCGATTCCATCCGCATGGGTGATCTCGTGCGGGTTACGGGTAAGTACCAGGACGTGGACATCGCTCGCACGGGTTACATGGTGAAGCGGGACCACCAGGGCCGTACGACGACGTACTACAGTGCCGCGGGTGTGGAGTTGCTTTCGGTGTATGGGGACGGCACAACGTCGCCTGAGCGTGCTAAGGTGACGCTTATTACCCGCCCGATGGTGTCGAGTCCTTTCCCGGATTCGACTGATGAGTCACCGACATTGTTCGATTAGGAGATCACATGTGGAGAATGGTAGAGGGGTTCGATATTAAGCGTAACCCGTACATCTTGGTTGGAGGGTTTTACATCCGACAGTACGAGCGTGAAAGCCCGGTGTTCATGGCCACCGTTCGCGAGTTCAACGGCAAGGTGCACCGATGATCGAGGTATGGCAAGTATTCGAGTCCGACGACACTGGCTATCCGACGCGGTACACTGTCTTGGCTCGTGAGGAGACGATCACGGCCGCGTCGGAGAAACGCCGTGTGAATGGTCTCCGGCTCGCGGCGTATCATTCCATGCCGATCAGTCTCGACCTCTGGGAGGAGGTCCCGGAGATCGAGAACCCGGACACGATGATATGGGTGTTGGTGAACACACTCATAACGGAAGTGATCTTCACGGTCATCGAGTCGGACGAGGAACACGACGACACGTACGAACCGCCCGCGGATTCGTGAAACGAAATGCGCTCATGGTGTGGACACCATGGGCGCTTTCGTGTATTGTGAGTGACACGCAAGCTTCACTAATTGGGAAGGACCCACAATGGCTACCAAGACTCGGCACTCTGATATCTGGGATGAGCGCTTGAACCACGGTGAGAAGAAGCCGCGAGTCGTGCGTTGCACTTGCGGTTGGAAGTCCGACCGCGACTATGATGTTCGTATCAAGCCTGCATTCGCGCAACACAAACGAGATGCCAAGGCAGCCGACCAGGAAGTTACGGAGGCCTCTTGATGTGGTGGCACCGTCACGCCGTGGTCATCACCACCGCCACCGGCCTCGCCGTCCTCCTCGCCGGAGCCATCGGCAACATCCTCTATGCCAACTAACAGAGAGTTCAGTCATGTTCTTCACCATCCTCACCGCCATCCTCATGATCGTCGCCGCAATCGCCCTCGTTGGGTCACTCGCAATCGCGTGGCTCTGGGTTACAGACAACCAACTCCCGTTCTACGTGGCGCTCGCCTTCAACGCGGGCTCGATCCTTCTGCTGGCAGGGGTGGTCACACTCGCCTATCAGATGGGCTTCATCGTTGACGACTACGCTTCACACTGTGGCCCCGGCACGAGCTACACGGAGGACCACTACTACAACCCGGCCACCAAAACCGTCATGACAGACTGGTCGTGCTACGCCAACTAGCCACACGAAAGCCCCGCCACGATCACGCGGCGGGGCTTTCGTGTGTCTCAGGAACGGTGGGACGGGAGTTTGTCGGCGTCGGACTCGATCCGCCCCAGGGTGTCCTCGGACATGAGGGGCGGCGCGTAGTCGGCCTCGACACGCTGCGTGGTCACACCGTCCTGAACCGACGTGATGCCCGCCGCCTCGCGGGTCTTGCGAAGCTCCTCCACGAGCGCCGACGTGTTGCCGTTCACGTTCTTACCCACGCGGGACAAGAGGGCCGCGAGGAGGCCGCTGGACGTGAAGATGCCGACGAGGTTCGAGATCGAGCCGACGTAGACCTCAGGGTCGCGGCCGGTGAGGACGAGGATGAAGATGAAGGACAGCACGACGAACGCGCCGAGCCCGAGGATGGCGGGAACGATGTTCTTTAGGAGCTTGTCGACCATGGGTTATGCCTAACGTTTGAAGATGTCGAGGAGGCCGTTCCGGGTGGAGGGCTGGTCAAAGAATAACACACCTGATCGGAACGCGCTCCGTAGCTGCTGGAGGGTCCGGTCGGAGAACGTGAGTAGCGTCCGGTCCTCATCCATGAGTTCGGCTTGGGTGGTGAAGCGACGCTCTTTACGCGGGAGTTTCTTGGTAGCGTAGTACAGTTCGGCGGCGTCGCTGTACCAAATTGAGTAGACACCTTTGGATGTCTGGAGGCTGTACATGTATACAGCTTTGGAATCCTTGACCATGATAAGACGATCATTGTTGTCCGAGAACGTGTTACCCACCGCGAACTGTGCGTAATCGGTACCAGCGATGAACTCACCGAATCGGGTGTCCATGACAGACCGTTGGAAGTCCTCCGACTTTGGGAAGTGAACCACCATGAAGGGTCGGCCGTCTTTGTTACGCGTCACCACCGTGAGTTCCTTAACCTCATCCGGGCGAATCTCCCACTGGATGAAGTACGGGTTATCGATGGACACCGCGTTAGACAGCATGAACACACGAGTCTTGTCCTGGAAGCGGTCCACGGTCACGTAGAAGTTCATTAGCACATCCACCTCGTTCGGGAGGTAATGTGTCAGACCCTTTTCGATAATGAACTCATCGAAGATGATTGTCTTGACCATGGGGTATGCAACGCTCTTGTGCTGCTGCCCCGTGGACAGTGACAGGAAGTACCCGATGGTGTACCAGTCCCGCTTCTTTTGGTCTCGGGTGTCGGTCGGGGCCATGTCGAACTTCGGACCGTCCACCCGGAAGTCGTACTTAGGGAACTTGTATGCGATGTCCGCGATGAACGTGCCCTTGGACGCTTTGGTCTCATCGATGAACCGGCGAAGGTAGATGAACATGTCGATGGGCTCGGACCGCTCGAAGTTGCGGATGGCGCGGCTGATAACCTTGTCTTTGATACCGAACGTCTTGCCGATACCACGTCCACCGGGGATGATGTTGAACACGGCGTTGTACGACATGATACCGTCGTAACTGTAGTACGGGTGTTTGGTCGTGGGCATGGCTGCCGTGACGTTGCTCATGACTCGGGCACCCCTCGTGCTTTCATGAAGTCGCGCGGGTTAATGGGCTCGCCGTTGATACGAGTCTCCCAGTGAAGGTGTTCACCCGTAGAGCTACCCGTCGTGCCGACCCGACCGAGGATGGTGCCCTTGTCCACCTGTTGTCCGTCCTGGATGGCGATGCTGCCATCCTGCATGTGAAAGTAGTTCGTGGTAAAGCCACCACCATGGGTTACCGTGACATTGTTACCACGAGCGTCACGCGCATTGATCTTGACAGTACCGGCTGAGGCGCTGGGGATCGGGAGACCCTTGATGCCTGCACCACCAAAGTCCAGACCTGCATGGAGCTTGTACACGCCGGTCACCGGGTTCACTCGCATGCCGTACTGTGCCAGTGACGTGGACAGCACATACCTGCTGTACTGGAATGGCCACATCCACCCGGTCGGGTCGCCGGGGACTTCGGGGTCCGGGTTGCCGGGGATGCCAGGATCGGGGTCAACGTCGATCACATCGAACTGACGCTGGAATCGGAAGATGTTACCCGGGATCGGGTACGCCGGGTAGCGTCGGCCGTCATTCATCACCACGACGAGCGAGTCCCCGACGATGCTGATGTGCGTAGATTTGGCCATGCCCTCCACCATACACTAACGCCCGTCATCCCGGTAGGAATGACGGGCGTTAGCCTCACAGGTGGTATGGCTACTGTCGGCCGACAGCGGCCCTTACTTCACCGGCTTGACCGGAGGAGGTCCGGGCTTCGGCGCGAGGGCGTCCACCTTGCTCTCGATGCGTCGCACGATGGTGCCCGTGTCGGCGGCATCCTGGATCTGGGTGACCTCCCCGCCACGCCTCACGGGCTGCGTGACGGTCTTGTGGATGTCCACGACCTGCTGTGCGAGGCCGAGACCGTTCGTGCTGTCACCACCCTCCCACAGGCCCGTGTGGAGGGACTTGAGCACCTGTGACACGGTGACGGGGGTCTCGTTCGGTGCGGGCGTGTACGCGGCCGAGTTGAGCAGCACGGACACGAACTCTGATGGGTTCAACTTGATCTCCTTGATGGGACTGGAGGCTGCCACCGCGGCGGCGAACCTGATGTGTGCGGCGACCCATTCGAGACGCCACTCGAAATGCCAGGGTTCCCCGGCGATGGTGGCCCGGAACCCGTACGCGCCCGCGAGCTTGTAGAACGCCCGGGACACGATGGTGGCCATGTAGCCGACCCCTGAGCCCACGTCCACGCACCGACCCGCGACATGGTATGCGCGAGAGTCGTCCGGGTGCCACGCCGGGTTGAACCCTGGCTTGTTGCGGTTGACCCACAGGTACAGTTGACGCGCGTAGGTGCGCGTCCCCTCTGTGGCCACGACCCACACGCCGACCGCGGCATACACCGCAGCGACGAGTAGGTGCCAGTACACGGCGGCATCGGCATTGAGCGTCTGCCCGTTGCCGATGCTCGCCTGTGGTCCGGCTCGGTTGGCCACCTTACGACCACACGTCCGTGGGGGCGGGCCCCGTCGCGTACTTCGGGAGACCCGCGGACATGACCCGAGAGCCGGACTTCTTGCCCGTCGTGTTCACGTACGATGCCGGGTCCGCCAGTTCAGGAGCGGTTGCCGTCCACTCCGCGAGGGGCGGACGCTCCAGGAGAGGAGCCCACCCCAACGTCCGCGTGGTCTGCTGCTCCGACGCGGTGCCGCCCGGGATGAACACGACAGGACGGATGCCCGCGCGCTGGCACAGGTGGATGAGTTGCATGATGTTCTGACGCCACCGGGCCGCGCCCGTGTCGAGGGTGAGCCCACTCGGCCACAGAGGCAGGACGTTACCCGCCGGGTCGGTGTACGACCCGGGCACGGACCCCGAACTGTAGTTGCTATCGTTGATGTAGAAGTGAATCCAGCACTCGTCGGGGTTCTCCGGGAGTACGTACTCGTTGAACCACGCGAGAGCCCAGTCGCTCGTGGTGCCACCCTTCGACCGGGTGATGACCTTTGCGCCGGACTTTTCCGACAGCACCTTGCCGAGGAGGCCGTCGTAGAACTCACCCCACGAGTCCGCCAAGACGACGATGGTGCCCTGTCCGATGCGAGGTCGGACGGGGGCTTCCCTCATCTTGAGGTTGCTCAGGTAGATGTAGTACGGGGTGTCCACGTCGTTGTCGTTGGTGACGTTGATCTCCACCTTGTCGAAGCCGGACACGGGCACCACCACGCGCGTCATGAAGGCGTCGTGTCGCTCGTTGTACAGGGTGACACCATCGGCCACCACCGTCACTCGGAGCGCGTACCCGACACCCGTGTCCACCGACCTCTGAGCGGACGTGTAGAACTCCACCGTCGAGTCCTTGCGTCCCGTGTACAGACGCGCGACGGCACCGTGACCCTTCTTGTGCGTCCCCAGCGACATGCCACTCGCGAGGTTGGTGGGGTGAAGCTCCACCTTGTCGGTGGGTCCGATGGGGTTGTGGGCCCCCTGGACCGTGAGGTCCGTTCGCACGACGGGCGCGGCCGAGTTCAGGGTGCCGTACGCCTCGGATGCCGCGTTGCGCGACCATTCACGGTTGTACGCCGGAGGGAGCATGTCCCACGTGCCCGCGAGGATGGGTCCCCGGCCGGTGGCCGAGTCGTTGCTTTCCAGCGCGTGCTGGACGAACGCCCGAGTGCCACCCTTGGTGAGGTGCTGCCCGAGCGGGCTGTCGTACTTGGTGGAGAGCGTGCCCGTGAAGTCGGCGCGGAGAGGCTTGCGGAGGGTGAAGCTGGACAGGCCGTCGTTACCCATGACGGTCACGAAGATGTCCTGTCGCTTGTCCGTGGAGTTCAGCACGCCCGCGAACTTGGCGTTACCAAGCCCGGCCATCTTGCTCGTGTCCGTCGCTGTGAGGACCGTGCTGCCCTTCTGCCCGGTGACGGCGATGGTGAGTTCGCTGATGAAACCACCCGTGGCGTACTGAGCGGTGGAGAGGCCCGCTCGGATGTTGGCGGGAGTGGTCGTCACCATGCCAGTGTCTCGGGTCTCGATGTACACCGGCGACAGGTCGACCGGGGCGGACGCGGACGCGATGCCGGACACGCTACCTGCCGCCGCCACCGCAGCCTGCTCCGCACGGCTGGCAGCCTCACGGGCGTCCGCGCCGGTAACGCTGATGACGAGCTTGGCGGCATCCACCACGGCCACGAACTTGTCGTAGTTCTCCGCCACCGTGGCCCCGTTGGCGTCGATGGCCTCCGCGAGGGCGGACACGGCGACGTTGTACTGCTCCACCAGGGCCGAGACCTCACGGTTGATGTGCGGCACCATGTCGTCCAGAGTCCAGTTGACCAGGCTGTCGAACTTGGCGATGAAGCTGATGCCGTCGCGGTGGGTCCACGGCACGATGTTGCTGTACGGTCCCACCATGTATGGGAACGTCTTAAGGGGGACCGACGCCGGTCCAGCGGGCGGCGGGGGGATCATGGTCATGAGTAGTAGCCTCCGAAGCGGTAATAGTTGGGGAAGTGCTGATCTCCGTTGTCGAACACGTAGAGGAACAACTCCTCTAGGTCCTCGATGATGGCAAGATCGATGTTCATGAAGGTAGCACGGAACTCCATGAGGAGGGATGATACCGAGCCCTGGTAGCCGGTGGTCGAACTCGTGCCGCTGTCCTTACCAGCATTGGTCGCATCGGTGTCATTGGTCGAGTCCTCCGACGCCTCCGACTTGGCCCCCGTCCGCTGTGACGTGTCCACAGCACCGGCCGCGTAATCCTTACGGCCGGACAGGGCCGTTTGGGGGAAGTCCTGCTGAACCGTACGACCCGACGACTCACTCGTGCTGTCGCTGGTAGACGTGCCGGACACCTTGGCTACGGCTTTGCTCACCTGCTCAGACTCGCCTACCGTCACCGACTTCATGTTGACGGTACTGAACGGGTCCAACACGAGCGCCTGAGATTCATACAGCTGGTTATACAGCGGCATGATCTCGTTCATCTTCCGACGCATGGCCAGCCGGAACATGTCGATCGTCTCCATGCCGATCTCACGGTTCCAGAAGTGTTCGATGATCTTGGTGTTGAGGCTCGCTCTGTAGTCCTCACGGAACAACGGGTAGGTGTCCAGTCCGATACCATCGCGAGTGATGTCGATGGCCTGCCAAAGCTCGATGGTGAACGTAGCCATTAGCGGAGGCTCCTCTCGGTGGTGGATGAAAGCGTCTGCTCTCGCGGGTCGTCGTCGGACGGGGTGTCGTCCACGTGGAAGCCGACCGTGATGGGCGGGAGGTTGGGCCACTTGGCGTTGATGGCTTTGGCAGCCTCCTCGCGCGCGTTGAGACTCACGCGGCGCATGTTGTCCGTCTGTCCATCGTTGGCTGAGACCTCCGAAGCCACCAGGCGTTCTTTCTTGTCCTGATTGGCGTTGTCGATTCCGAGGAGGCCCATGCACTCGGACCACAGCCGGGTGCGGAACATGTGGATGTTGATGAGTTGATCGGGGTGGACGCCCCAATCGACGGTGGTGAAGTCCTCTGCATCCATGGACCCCTTGCGGAACATGATGACAGGGTCACCCCTGTCCACCTGCTGCATGAAGTTCGCGGCCGACAGTCGCTGGTTATCCGTCGTGGCCACGGCACGGGTACGGCGCGCGTTGTGTGCGTTGAGTTCGATGGTCATGTCCAGGTCTGCGAGCTTAGTGGCGTAGATGCGCACGATGTCGAGATCGGGGGTGCGGGTGTAGTTCGCCCAGATGGGGACGCACTCGGAGGCGGGCATAACCCGGTTGATGAAGCTGTTGCCGTTCACTTGGAACGCGGTCGGGTTGTCGTAAAAGTTCCACGACCCGGCGCTGGTCCCTCGGAGTGCAAGGTACTGGTCGTACCGCTCATCGAAGTAGAACACGGAGAGTCCGGTGTTGAACAACGTTTGCTCCAGGAAGCGAACGTCTACCGAACTCGGGAGGCCGGTCCATTTGAACCTGTTCATGCACAACTCCGAGAGCGTGTTGTTGTACATGTTGTACAAGTCCATGAACTTGTTGTTGCTCTGGTTCGGCATAGTGCTACTTCCACGCATGCTGTGCTTGTCGTAGAAGTTGCGCCGAACGGCGTCGCCCTGTAGGCCCATTAGAGTCTCACTCCCGGAAGCGGTTCGTTGTCCGCTATGTCGATGTTACCGATGTCGTCGGCGTTAACCCACACGGTTACGCCCTTCTCGAAGATACCACGGAACATCTGCTTGACGATCTCCGGGGCGTTGCCCTGTGCGTAGCTCTCAGCCACGCGCCAGTACGTGAACTTAGACATGACGATGGTGTTGGTGATGACACCGAATCGCATGATCTTGTAACCGTAGCGGAGCCACATGTCGCCGACCATGGCCATGGCCGCGGGGTGAAGCGACTTAAAGCGCACGCTCACACGAGACGCACCATGGATCATGTTGAACGCCTCGCCACCCGTCTGGCCACTCGTGGACGGCGGGGTGAGATACGCGTCCTGTACGCGGGCGTTGATACCACCGATAGCTGCTGCGTAGTCGCCCTGCTGGACACGTTGTGCTAGCGACCAGTTGGAGTCGTTGTTGAACCGCATTTGGCTCACCACGACATCCTGCGAATCCAGCGACGTCTGGTTTCGCACACCCTGCGCTAGTGCGGTCGCGTTGTACTGGATGCCCGCGTTGACGAGTCCGGCCGTAACACTGAGAGCACTACCGGCGATGGCTGTCGGGCCCCCGGTGATGGACCCGCCGAGTGAACCGACCGAGTTAACCATAGTGCTGGCCACGAGAGCGTCCTGCCCGATGTTGGTCTGCTGGAGATCGGCACCACGGCTGATGTCCCCCTGTGCCTCCACACCCTTAACGGCGTTACGCCCCTGTACAAGTGTGTTGGCTGCGGTGGCGGCTGCACGGGTCTGGGACCAGTCGGCCATACGGTATTCGTATGCTCGACTGTTCGCAGACGACGCAAGCACGCCCAGCGCGGCGTTGTTCACCATGGCGAACGTGGGGAAGTTAGCGATTTGTGTTGCCATGTCCAGGTACTCGCCACCGTCGTCTCGCACGTCGAGTTCGCCGTTACGGCGAGGGCCCTCAAGGGCAGCACCGTTACGGGCGTTGTACCCTTGCGGGATGAACATGATGCGCTGGTTTGGCGGTACCAGCGATGCCTTCTCGTTAATTGTCAAGTCCTCATCGTTCCACGACTCGGGCTTGAGCATGACGGGGGTGCCGGAAAATGTCGTCATTTCCAACATGAGGTAGGGTGCCATCATGAACTTCCACAGGTGACGGAAGCGGTACGGGATGTACGTCTTGAAGAACTCTTCGCGCCAGTTCGGCCACAACTTCCACTGTGCGCCCTGGCCAAACATGCCCGACATCTTGTAGAGTTTCGTCGTGCGGAGAATCTCCGTGGTGTGCTGAGACATGTCCACCTGCTCAAGCGTGTACCCGTAACGGGCAGGCTTAGGGATGGCCGTGATGCTCACGATGCTCTGCGTGACCCACGGGACCTCTGTCCACCGGTTCTGGAAATTGAGGAAGTCCGCCACGTCTGCGAACACGTAGTATTCCGCACCAGAGGGGAGCCCCTGGAAGCGGTCACCACGGGCGGTCCTGATCTGCGGATCGTTGATGCCTCCCGGGTCCACCGTGAGGTCGACGGTACTCACCATGAGGACGGCGTACCCGTCGAGTTCGGGGCGGTCGGGGTTGTCCTCCACGGCCGTGTACATGACATTACGGTGGCGACGAGCCATGATCTGATAGTCGCCACCAACATCCAAGCCCTCGGGCACGCTCAGGTAGTCACGGCCGTGGTTGCTGTACTGGAGTTCGTTGGCGATGCCGACGTGTCCCTGCTCGATGAAGCATCGACCGAGGGTGATGTAGGGGTGGTACGTAGCCCAGATGTCGAGTTGGACTGTGACGATGGTGGAGTTGGGAGAGCCCCACTCCGCGCCCGTCACGAAGTAGTAGTAGTAGCGGATCGGGTCGCCGTTGATGCCGGAATCGGCCTGCGCCGGGTTCACCACCCGGATGTAATTGAACTTGTTGACCGCGTTGATGGTCATGGGAAGCTTGAGCGGCATGCCCGGTTTGGCCCACGACAGTTCGGTGATGACGGTGTTGGCGTTGGTCTTGGCGTCGATGTACGCGTTCAGAAGGTCGTGTGAGTTGAACGCCACCACGTCACGGTAGTTGGAGTCCCATGGGACGTTGGTGAGCGTCACGGTGGTCCCCGGGACCCACCTGTCGTAGTTGAACTCCAGCCCGGCGTCGTACTCGGGCGGTTCCTCGTACGCGGGGTACGGAGGAATAGTGTCTGACATATCAAGTCCTTAGATACACGAATGGGCCACACCTTACGGTGTGGCCCATCCTAGCGGATGATCTGGATGGATCAGGCCGGGTCGGGGAGGATGTCGATGGGGTTCCACAGCGAGATGATCTCGCCGGAGAGCTTGGCCCCCTTGACGACCGAGATCGTCTCGTTGTCCGTCGCCGTGGCCGTGATGACGATGGTGTCGGCCCGCTCGAACGGCGACGGGTACAGGGTACCGCGCTGGTCGATGAAGGACTGGTCATCGGTGAACCCGGCGACCGACCAGCGGACGGCGTTGTTACTGCCGCCCTCGGGCGTGGTGACGGCCGACGACACGGTGCGGTAGTAGCTGCCGCGCGCGAGTTCGGCGTCGGCCGCGAGGAGGTCGCCGTTGTGGTCGTAGATGGTGATGTCCTCGACCGACGTGACGGGGGTGGCGATGTCGTTCTCCTCGGTGCCGGGGCCGGTCGTGAACGCCACGAGGGGCACGAACCGTGACAGGCTGATGATCTGGTGGACGTGGAGCCAGTAGTTGTCGTACAGGCCGCCCGGGTTCTGGAGGCTGCGGGTCTCCATGAGCGTGTCGTACACCTGGAAGAAGTCCTTGGTGGTGAGGATGGCCCACACGCCCTCAGGGAAGAAGCTCTCCTCGATGAGGGTCTGACGGTAGGGGACCTGGCCCCGCTCGATGTTGAACAGGGCCGCGAGACCGTTCACGTCCAGAGCGGCCGAAGCCTCCGGGGTGATGAACAGCTCCAGGTCCTCCGGTGCCGCCGACACCGGCAAATGGGCCGCGTTGTACTTGCGACTCACGAACGGCACCGTACCGGCGAACTGGCGCATGACGCGGAGAGCGCCCTTGGCGTCGGCCTCGGTCGAGTTGACCGCGGACACGTCCGGCGTGTGGATGCGGTAGAACGCGTCCATGCGGTCGGCCGTGCGGAAGAGGTTGGCCATGTGCGTGTACTCGTGCACCTGGTTCGTCTTGGTCGGCATGTCCATGATGCGGCCGACCAGCTCGCTGATGCCGTACTCCGTGGCGAACGCGCGCTTGAGCATGGACTCCTGGATGGTGACCTTGTACTTCTCCTGCCGGTTGATGCGGTGGAAGGAGGTCTGGGCCTCGATGTCCTCCTGGCCGAAGAGTTCCTTTTCGCCGACGTCCTCGCGGGCGTTGTACGTGTAGGCATTGAGGAGGCCGGTACCGATCTCCTCCACGGTGTCGCCGTTCTCCAGCATGCCCTGCTTGAACTTCGCCAGGGGGTTCTGGAAGTACGAGTCCGACGTGAACTTGACGAGGCCGATCTGGTTGACCAGGGCATCGATGAACTCGTTCCGCGCGGGGGCGTACTTGAGCAGCTTGTTGATGGTGGTCTGGGCGTCGGCTTTGGTGGCGGCGGGGACGCGCTCCTGGTACGGGTGCGAGGCGTCCTCGCGGATGGCGTTCAGGAGTTCCCAGTTGGGAGTCCGCTCCTTAAACTTGATGTTGGGCTTGATGGCCATGTGCTAGTCCTCCTTGGTGGTGGGGTTGCCGTCGCTGTCGACTTCCTCGAACAGGCTGGCGATGCCGCTGTCCGGGGTGTCGGCGTCGGACTCGGCGGGGTTGGGGAGACCGTCCTCGGACCCGGTGGGGTCGGCCGCGGTGGCCATGAGGAGGTCGAAGTTCTGAACCTTGAGTTCCTGAACGAGTGCGAGAGCGGCGTCGCGCTCCTCCTCGATCTGGGCGATCTTGGCCATGGAGGAGGACGCGCTGCCCTCCAAGTCGGTGTTGTACTCGGACAGCATGCTGTCCTGGAAGCCCTCCGGGACGTTGAGGTCCGGGTGGTCCGCCAGGGCGGCGAGGAGATCGGGGACGGGCATTTCGTCTACTTCCTATGATATGCGAGAACGGCCCCACACGAGGTGTGGGACCGTTCTCTGTTTCGGGCACCAGGCGAACGGGCAAGGTGGGTTGCGCCCATCATGCTAGCACGAGTACCAGCCAAGGTATGCACCTCGCGCTGCCCTCACACGTTCATTTCTGATGCCACGTTTTGGGTGGCTTGACTGGATTTGGAGGCCCGGCGATCAGCCCTTGATGCCGAAGAATTCCTTGTACTTCGCGGCCTCGTCGGCGTGGTTCACGGCGTACTCCGTGACGGCCTCGCGGACGATCTCCGACGTGTTCGCGAGGTCGCGGGCACGCTTGATGAAGTTGAGCTGGTCGACGAGGGCCGTGTCGTGGACGATGGTGGAGAGCTGAACGCCCTTGCGCTCGGGCTTGGCGGCGGTCTCGGTGACGGTCTCGACGGGGGCGTCGGTGGTGGGCTTGATGTCGGCCATGATGGATTCCTTTGATCGGTGCACGGTGGCGTTGTGTTCCCGGTCGGTGCAACCCACCGGGTTTGTCTTGGTGACGTGATTACTGTAGCACACATCTGGTGGTCAGAACTTCATCTTGTAATCAATTTCTCGGAGGACGACCCCACCTGGCACGTTCGATGGTGTGAGCTTGCCCTTAAATGTGGCTCCGTCGGTCATCTGATCGAACGTCAGAGGGCCGCTGACGCCCTCTGGAAGCCCCGCGATCCGGTTCACGTACTTACCCCTAGCCGACCACTCTTCCATCGCGTACGGGGCGGGTGCGTACTTCTGCTCCATGTACGCTTTGGGACGGACATACAGAGCTTGCGCGAAGTGATATTCGAGCTTCCATGCGCCGAGGCGTGTCGGGTGCACGTCGATGCCCTCGGGCACGGTCGGGCGTAGTAGGTGGAGTGAGTCGGTGTCGGCGTAGGCAAAACACTCGTAATTAGCTTGGGCTGCTCGGATGGTGAGGGCTCGCGCGTACGCCGTGATGAACACGCCCATGGCCGTATACACGGGCGGGCGGGTCTCATCGGGCCCGCGCTCGTATGCCACGCGGTTGTTCTTGAGGTACGGGATTTTGGATGTCACGTTGGGGTTGGTGGCAAATTTGCCGTACAAGCTATTCAACATGAGCTTGGCCAACTCCCGGAGACCGCCCGTGGATTCCGCTTTAACCTTCGACCACTTGTCGATGAAGTCCGTGAAGAACCCTCGCGCACCCTGGAAACTCCAGCCGCCGTCCCATGAGATCACGTCGATGTCATAGTGCTCATTCCACATGTCCCAATCGGCGCTGGACACCGACAAGGTGGTGGGGTCTTTGATCTCGGACAAGTACTCAGTTCCGAGGAACATGGATGAACCCTTGATCTGAATGCATGGAATGTGGTTCGGCTTGAGCTTGGCTGTGAACGTGACGGAGAAAATCGACAGTGGTCGCTTTTCGGTCAACGGCACCTTGCCCGGGTAATACTCCGGTTCGCCGTACGGAAGCAATTCCGTATACATGATGAACGGATACAACGAGTTGACATCCAACACGACACCCGGCCCGACCTTACGACGGCTGAACCGAGGGTCGGCATACGTGAAACCACCCCTGTACGCTTTCCTGATCTCGGCGTCCATGGCCTCGGGCAATACCGGGAACACGCGGGTGAACAACTTGGGCCCGAAGGTCTGTTTAAAGTCGTCCAGAGAGTCACTGGCCACCGTCAGTTTAGTCTTACCCTCATCCAGAGTGATCTTGATGGCGTTGGCAATGATCGACACGTCACGCCGAACGTAATCCCGCTCCTCATCGTCCATGACGTACCCCAACGGACGGGGCTTGTGGTAGTCGATCTCACCCTTGCCCTGAGCCATGCCGAATGACTTGGCCACACGCGCCAATGACATGGGGAGCTTGTTGTAGCTGTCCCGGAACTCGACCGTGTTCCCGTTATCCCACTTGACTTTCATGGAGTACCAGCGCCCCATGTCGCTAATTAGCGTGGTGAACTGCCCGTTGTCAATGGCCCGATTGTCGTCGTTGAACGTGTAACCGTGCGTGAGGAGATGAAACAGGATGAACGTGCCATCGAACTTGAGGTTGTGGAAGTAGACAACCGCGTTGCGGTCTTGGAGGTCGGCTATGAACTCCTCGATGGTGTGCGCCATCCACACATAATCCGGGTCGTCTACACGTGCCATACCCCACCCCCAGACCCGGCAGTCGTCGGGGTCCGTGGTGGTCTCGAAGTCAGCTACGTAATCGACCCGGCGTGTCTTATTTGATCTTCCGCGCGGCATTGACCAAATCCCACATGTCCTCGACCTGATCGTCCATGGCGTCATCCATCCACGACGCTTGACGATCTGCCGACATGGCCGACGCGACGCCATAGCGCAGCGCGGCCGACTTGGCGAACGGGCTCACATTCCACAGCCACTCGAATTGGTCACGGGACAGTCGGGACACAGCTTTGCGCATCTTGTCGTCGCCAACCTTGTCCAGCATGTTCTTAGCATTGGCCCGTGAATCGCGCAGACGGTTCTCGTAGTCCCGTGGCGTGGCACGCTTGTTGAGGTCTTTGGTCAACTTGGCCAGCCTACGCGCACTGTCGATGTTGCTGGGCTGGCGCGAATAGCTCGCATACGGGTCATTAACGACAGGGTCGGCCGCGCGCGGGAACTCCGACCGTGTGGCGGCGCGATACTGTCGGGCCGTCATGCCACGACCGGGCACAGGCGTATCCGCGAACTTACCAAACCGCGATGCACTCGCGGTGTTGAATGCGGTCTCCGCAGCTTTATACGCTTTCCACGTCTTGCGCGAGATCGGGCGGCGGTTGGCGTCGCCATAGAACTGGGTCCCACGACTCGTGAATGCGTTGTATGAATTCAACGTCGCCTCAAGCTGACGACGGTTGTACTTAGCGATGTTCTCATGTGACCGCCTGGGGTCATGCGCCGTACCCGCCAACTCGGCACCGTTGACGCGGCGTGTACGGGAAATCTTGTTGGCAACCGCGCGGTGTCGCTTACGCACGAGGTCGCGGAGTTCATCGACAGTTGGTTTATCCATGTACCTGAAAGGGCCCCACACCATGCGGTGTGGGGCCCTGTCTCCCTACTTGGTGAGGTCCTTACCCGACAGGAACTTGTCCACCTTGATCGCGAAGGTGAGGATGGCGTTACCATCCTCCTCGTTCGTCAGAGCAGCCAACTCGATGGCTTTGTCCAACGCTACGAGCCTACGATCGAAGGCTTCCGGATCAGGCGAACTTGAGGGTGTAGTACTGCTCACCGACCTTGCCCTCACGGTTGATCTTGACGGGGACCGGGCCAGGCCAGTAGGCGGGCATGCCGAGGATGCCGATGAGGTTCTCGATGGACTTGAAGAGGCCGCCGGACATGGCGTTGTACGCCGTGCCGTCCTCGTCGATCAGCACGAGGCGGACGACGGGGGTGATCTCGCCGGTCTGGCGGTCCGCGATGGTGGTGGCCTGAGCGACGATGTGACGGAGCATGATCTTCTCGCCGAGGTGGTCGCGGAGCGGGGTGGAGTTGACCACCGCGTCGGCCACCTTGAGGCGGCTCTCGAAGTCCTCGCCCTGGATGGACGACCAGACGGACTGACCACCCGCCTGGAGGCTAGCGATGTCGCGACGGGCCGTGTCCTCGGACAGGGCCACCTGCATCGACTCCAGGCCGTCCGCGTCGATGTCGCCCGAGTTCGCCGCCGTCTTGATGTCTTCGCTGGGCTTGCTGGTGTTCGTGGTAGCCATGATGGCACCTTTCATGTAATGGGGCCGTTCGCCCTGATGTGAGTGGTGCCAACAGGACCCGCTATACCGGGTCTTACTCGCATGGCGATAAGCCATGCCTCCTGTTGGGTGATACGACAGCTACCAACCTGCCTCGTACCTCTAGCGACGTGACTCGCTGCTCTCAACACTGCCACCACATTACGAGACTAAGACGAGGTTCGGGCCTCGCATCGACCTCAGTTGCGGTGACAAGAGAAACACTACACCACCCGAGCGGTCGTGCAAGCCCACGACCACACCATCACACCACCAATGTAAATGGACCCACCCACCATGCGTCATCCGAAATACCAGTATGCGGCGTGTGATGTCGCGGGACCGGCGATGGGGAAAAC